GATTTTTACAGAGTCCTATATAGCCTTGTTTGCTCTGAGTGCCTCTTTGAGAATTTGTGAACCGCCTACTCGCACATTGATAATACCATTGTAGTAATCATCAGTTTCTAAAACTCTGCGTTCGAACTGTTCTCTAGCCTCTAAATAACTTGCAACGCCTCTACTGGGGCAGAAATGTATTATTTCTCTAGTAAATTTGTCTTCGCCTAAATCTAAAACCGCAGCATTTAATCTGTCACTAGAACCCCAATAGGTTTTCCAATCACTTTCTTTTGTACTGCGCCTTTTATTCTTTTTGCCTTTTAGCGGTGGTTTAGTTACTTTAAACTTTGCTAGTTTTTTGCCTATGTATTTCATATCGTTGGTTAGATTTGTAATCAAGTAAACAAATGCTTCGCAGCCTTCTGGAAGTTCGTCTACTGTCTTGCCTTGATATGTCCAACTACTCATACTATTATGTATTAGTTTGACTAGAAGGTCGACCTCTTTATTGAATTATATTTTTGATTCTGTTTTTGGCTTGCCTACGTGTGATTCCCATCCTTCTTTACTAAACATTTTTGTAAAATAGTTTAGAGGCCAGGTGTCTAAGCCTTTGTTGTGTTCTTCTATATTATTATACATTTTCATAAATTCGTTAATTGATTTTTTATTATTTGACGATTGTATTTCGTGTAGCAACTTGTCGTTGCGTGTGTTTTTAATATACTCTTCTTGTTGTTTAGGTGTTGATCTTGCCGGCCAGTCATCTAAATCCTTGATCCAGTTGTTTGCAATATCTAACCAGTTGGTATCTGGAAAACACGTTACAAATCCTGTGATATTATTCATACAAGTTGTATCTGAATAATATTTTTCCTTTACTAGGTCTTTATGATTTAGCTCTTTGCCTATACGTCTCATGTCATTCCAAAAATGATTATCACCTTTTGGAGACAGCGTATAATGTACTGCTATAAAGTCTGCTATGTCTTGAAAGTAGGCATTTATTTTTTTATTGTAATAATCTTTGTCTAAGTTACGTTGATGCATCCACGTAAATCTTTTTATAGATGCTATTATAGAAACAACGGCATTTGCTTCTAACGGATCAACAAATCCTGCTGCCATGCCTATAGCAAAGCAGTTTCCGACATTTGGAGTTTTCAATCTGCCCGGCGTCCATTTTAACAATCTAGGCGCCCGCAAGTTTCTATCACCAATTTCATTTTTAAAATATTCAAGTGCTTCGTCGTCTGAAAAATATTTGTCAGAAAAAATAATACCAGTGCCGATACGTTCATCTAACGTAATTTTAAATTGCCAGCCTATTTCTTTTCTAATACTACGAGTATAGTTTGTAAACTCAGCGTCTTTGTCTTCATAACTTATAGGGCAAACCCATGCACTGTTCATTACATTTGCTTTAGATTGAATTAAATCTGTTGTTAGTTTACTGATTAGTAATCTTGAAAGACCTGTGCAGTCCAACCATAAGTCACTAGTTACAACAGTATTGTTTTCCAACACCACATTTGTAATGCCATTTTTGTTTGTGTTTATTTCTTTTACATGTGCATTAGTTTCTTTTACACCATACGGTTTACAAACATTTTCTATAATCCAAGGCGCACACTTTTCTGCATCAATATGATAAGCATAATTTGCAATTGCAGGTAACAGGTATTTGCCATTGTCGGTGAATGGCATCTTAAGATGTTTTGCATATTGATATGCTGGTGAGTTATGTTGATATACATTTAGATCAGGTGCAGCACCGCTACGATAAACATCTAACCATACATCTGTTGTTCTTACATCCTCGGAACGAGTTTTACAAATGTTATGCCATGAATAGTCAGTATTGTGTTTGTTATTCCAATAAAATGCTCTATTAATATTAGGACCGTCTTGAGTATCAGTCCAATCCTCCATGTTATTTGCATACTTAAAGACTGCATTTGTTTCTCTCATAAACTTCTTTTCATCTACACCCAGGCCTGCTAGTATGCCTGGTAAGTGAGGTGTAATACTTTCTCCTATGCCTAATGTTGGAACTTTAGGACTGTGAATCATTTCAACAGTTGCATCTGGAAACTCTTTTGCTAAGAAACAACTGGACAATGCTCCAGCTAACCCGCCACCAACTATTGTAATTTTCATTTATTTTTTTCCTTTTCGGTATTCTATCATATGTTCTTCGTATTTGTCTATAATCTCGTCTTGTCTCTGCTTTGCTAAACTCATTAAGTTTCTTAACTCACGACGAGCAGTACGCTTGGTGCTTTCACTAGGCCTACGTTCAAATGTTTCACTAGCCTTCAAGTAACTTAGTACTGTTTGCATTATCTGATCATGTGTATCATTCATATTTATTCTACAATGTCAATATCGTTTTCATAATTTGTAAAGCCATTTTCTTTAACAACTTTCATTACATGATTGACTCTTCCGATTAACTCGTCCTTGTGTGAAATAAGGAAAACGTTTTTGTTGCGTTCTCTACCCATCTTCTTTAGTACAGCAAGTGCAGATTCAACACCAGCAGTGTCCATACCTGAGTCAATAAGTTCATCAATGAACAACAAGTTAACACCTTGATACAATGATTCCCAAACGTCACGGAATGCAAAACTCATACCTAAGATAAGTCTGTTGCGTTCTCCACGTGACAGGTTGTCAAAGTCTAAGTCTTGTCCTAGTTGTGTAATCTCAACACTGAGATCATTTTGAAACTGTACTTGATGTGGCAGTCCTAGCCTGTCGAGATAATATGTAAGTCTGTTGTTGAGGTACAGCAAGTTTTGATCAATAATCTTTTTACGAATAAAACTATCTTTGTTTGTAAGAAGTTTCAACAAAAACTCTTGATGCTCTTTGACTAATGTAAGTTCGTTGATAATGCCCCAGTCAATGGGTTGCAATGCTGTGTTAGTCAAGTCATCTATCTGTGCTTGGTAAGGATCTTCTTCTTGTCCTTTACCTTCCAGTGCCGAACGTAAGTTATCTACATTGTTGCGATGTTCGTATGCTTCTTTGGCACTTTCGTAAAATGTATTAGGCTTTCCGTTGATGTCACCAATCTCTTCTAGTGTTTTTAACACACTTGCAAGTTTATCAGCAACTTCGGACTGATAAGACACAGCATCAGCAAGTTCTTTGCCTTTGCGTTCGGCAATCTCTGCTTTCTTGTCTGCATGTAGTTCTTGACCACATGTATAACAAGTTGCATCTTCTAGTTCAGCAATTTCTTTCTCTAACTTCTCTACACTTTTAGTAGCACGTAGTAGTGCAGGCTCTAGTGTGCTCAACTCTTTCCTTAAAGAGGTTATTTTATTGTTGTGTTCAGTCCAGTTGGCTAGCTTTTCGTGTGCTTCAAGCTCTGCTTCGATGTCTAGCTTTTCTAGTTCATCAATGCCTGCAGACAATTTTTCTTGATCCTGTCTACTTTTACTTTGCCATGCACGTTGTCTGCCAGCAAGTGTTTCAATGCTCTGCTGAATCTTTTTATTTGCAGTTTCAATTGCATCAATCTTCAATGTTTCTTCTTTGATAACATCTTTTGTTTGTCTTACTTTTTCTTTTAGTGCATCAGCCTTCTCAGTGAGAATAGTAATACCAAGTAGCTGCTCAATGATAGCACGTTGATCGTTTGCTCTCATACTAAGGAACGGTTCAGTGTAAGTATTAAGTGCAACAACATGTTTAAACATGTCGTGACTCATATCTAGTAATGCACCAATGTCTTCTTGTGTCTTACGACTGTCACCTTGCGACTCGTCGTGCAACTCATCCTTTTGTTCATGGTTGTTCACATAAAACTTTAATACATTAGGCGAACGGCCACGCTCGATGCGATATTGATTACCGGCTTTTTCAAAATTAAGAGTAACTAGCATGCCTTTGCTGTTGGTCTTATTGATCAAGTTGTTGCGTTTGATGTTTGTAAGTGCAGTACCATACAATGCATATGACAACGCATTAATAATTGTTGTCTTGCCTGTACCGTTGCGTGATCCTGTATCGTCGCCACCTTGATCTAAGTTCTCTCCAAGTACCAGAGTCAACTGTTCCTTGTTAAAATCAACTGCTTGGGTAACATTACCCACACTCATGAAGTTTTTTACTGTTAGGTCTTTAATTTTAATCATGTTAGCTCATTGTAAATGTCTAGTAAAAGTTTTTTATCGAACGTCTCGGTGTCGATGGCTTGTATCTCTTTGCTTACAATCTGGTCTACACTTTCAAACTGTGCAATATCAAGATCGGAATT